CAATAATATAAACATTTATCACAACAGGGCTTATTGTCTTTACTCAAGGTATCTTGATAAAACTCAGCATAGTAGATAGGATCTTTACGATATAAGTTAGCCCTATGAGTGATATTGACACGATTGACGTGTAGGCTACCTTGCCAGAAAGGCTTAGAGATACCCCAAATCTGCCCACAAACGGCCTCTAGAGCCTCTATGTTGGCCTCGTTCTTGTCTGTCTTAATCCCCCTTACCTTAGCCTCTTTAATCATGGCTTTGGTATATAGGCGTAATGATTTTTCAGCGCTCTTCCACATCAATACCGCTGGGTGATTGCGCCAAGCCCCTGATGGAGATTGACCAGACAAAACTTTAAGTATTTGATAGGCTTCTAATATCTGTTTATTTAATCTCTTATTGTCAAGTATCTCTGCACATTGATCGTAGTCTTTGTAAGGCAGGAAGGTTTGCATTATTTTATAGGATCCCTAGTAACCAACACGATTGCCCCATTCATTTCTAAAGCATTTTTTACCTGAACAACATATTGTAGTGCTTGTATTTTTTCATCATGAACCATATGTAAAAACTGTTTCTCATCTAATTTTATCGTAAGGAAGTGCTCATTGTCAATTAATTCAACCTTAAATCCTTTTGGAGCAATAACAGAATGAAAGGCTCTACGCATATCAGATGTGTACATTTATTTGTCCATAGTTAAAGATTCCCAAGTGTCTGCCCAACCAACCTTGCTTCTGTGGTTGTTAAACTCTCTTGATATCTCTCCGCTTTCTAAATAAATACCGCCCCAAATTCCCCACTCTTTATTAGAAACGCCAACTGCAAAGCATGTTTTTCTAACTGGGCAAGCAGAACAAATTGAATCTACCTTTGGTCTAACGTTTACATCGTCTTCATATTTGTCAAAAAACAAATTGTTTTCAAGACCAAGACATGCAGCGTTGTCTTTCCATAAGTGTTGTTTCATTTATGGACCTACATCGTATACTTGTTAGGAATGTCCCAGCCATTGCGATCCAGTTTAAATACTCGTTGTGTGTACCACTGACCCTTGACCCTTACGCCATTCACGGCGGTTCTACCCATATCTGTTTTTTTACGTTCTGCAACATCCCAGCCAACCCAATCAAGCATGTAATTAGATTTTACTATTTTTTCCATTGTTTCTAATTTATTAACTATCATTGTTCTCCTTAGTATTTAAAAATTCCAACTTCTACATTATTAAGTTCGGCAACAGAAACTAACTTAGAGTTAACCTGTTTTGGTTTAGAAAGAAAAGCAAAATAATTTATCGTGTTTATATTTTGTTCTAACCAAGAATTTGTTACCTTATAAAATTTAATTTTACGACCTCTTCCCTTCATTCCACGTTCTGATAAATTACAAAACTCTGAAACAAAAGAATTAACTTTCACGGGACCGACAGAATATATTACGAACTCTTTATCGTTTTCTCCCATGCTAGACATAGCAACGCCCATGGCACGAATAAAGATGTTGTAATCATCAAAGTCGTTCGTTCCCTGAACTGCCACTATCATTTTTACTTCCATTCTTTAGGCTATCCAGTATGAATAGCATTTTATTTAAATCTTTTTTTGACAAACCATTTGTGTTGATTGGCTTTGCTGTCTGGCGTTGTATTTCACCATTTACAGCCTCAGCAACATAAAATGTATTGTTAGATACCCAGTAAGCCTGATCATCTAGTACAATAACTTTAATCATACTCTTTTCTTTATGTTTTGTCAACTGAGAAAGGATTTGTTTATCGTTAGATAAGTTTATAGAAAAAAAATATTTCAATAACTTGTGTATATCGCTTTGACGATATAGGGTTTTTGAAAAGTCTTTTCTAGACCTTTTTCTCATTACTTTAATTATAACTAAAGCGGAGATCAATGTCAAGCCTATTGCAATTAATTCTTGCATATTTCTCCTATTTTTTAAATGTTATTTTTTTTCTACAACTGTTTTAGTTGCTGGTTTTGGTTCTTGAAGAGAAATAATTTTATTTAACTTCATTTGCAATTGTAATACGCTAAACTCAAGATCTGATGATCTTTGTTTGTAGTAATTAATTAATTGTTTTAGTTCTTCAACCCCTAATTCTTCCACTTTTACCCCTTTCTAAAACTAAATGGACTTCCGTTCCAAACCTTTTCAACTTGTTTTTTTTCTCTTTCAACAATAGCACGACTCCATGCAAATCCTGCATCTCCACCCCATGCATCCCACATGATTCTTCCATTAGATGGAAACTCTGGACCATCGTAAAAACCTTTTCCCTTTTTATCTACTTCGTGACGGGAGAAAAAAGAAAACATTCTCTTAACAGTACTAAGAGACATTGCTCTACCAGCAACTATATCTGTTGCTCTACCCCAGCCTACTGGAGTTCCAGCACCTGTTGCTTTACCATCTTCTTTCCATTTTAAAGCACGACGAGCAGCAGCCTTCATACCAGCATTTGGGGTGTATGTATCAGCCATTGTTCTTATTTTTCTTTTCTTGCTTTGCAGCACGTTTTTCTTTAAGAGTCATCTTTGGCTCTTTCTTTTTGTTAACATTACCCTTTTGTTCTTTATTAGCCATTACTTACCACCCTTTTTTGTTTTGTTTTATATGGACCTAAGTCTGCTTTTACGCTACCGTCTTTTCTTAAACGAACAATCCTACCGTCTTTAATTTGCATTGGGTTAAATCCGTGATTTTTAAAATAAGATCCTGAAGATTTTTTAGACATTATTTTATTAAATCTCTTGGATCAAAGATGCCACCATTCCAAATTCCTTTGGTAATTTCTTTTTCTGATTTATAAGTTCCACCACGACGCTTGTATTCTTGAACTACCCAAGAGTTAGCAACTGCAGATGGATATACATCAAACTTATCTTTTGCTGCTTGCACAACTCTTGCATATAATTTTGGATTTGATGGTGTTGAGCCACTTCTGCGTGGCTTAATCATATCTTCATAGTTAGGTTTTTCTGCTTTACTAACTTGAATGTTATACATTTCTTCCATATCTGATTGCTGTGGTGTTGATGGAATACCTGAATTGTTAGAACCCATTTCAACTACAAGATCTACTGATACAGATAATGATTCAACTTTAATAACTTCAGACATTCTTTGGTATACAACTTCTTCAGTTTCTTCCCAAGCACCATCTTCTTCTTCATATAGTCTTATAATAATTGGTTTATCATCTTCAGCATATTCTAATGCATATTCTGATCCTTGAAGTCCAAGCATTCCTGGATTTGTCATTACATACTCAACACGTCCAACTTGAATTTCTTCTTCGCCAGAAAACATAACAAAGTCACCTTCTGTGACCATTGACTTTTCTACTGCTGCAATTGATTTACGAGCAGTACTTGCCCAAATTGCACGAGCCTGTGCTTGTGCACGAGCCTTAGTTGGATGACAACCATGCACTGTTCCATCAGCACTTACAGTTGGGAATCCACTGCATCCATAACTACCTTTTGCACCTGCACGATAACCACCTGCTGGCTTTCCGCCTCCGCCTACTGGCATAGTAAACCTCCTAAGTTTATATATAGATTATATCAGTTTTTCGTATGAAGAAGTCTAATTATTTCTAACAGATTCCAGCGTTGAGATTTTGATAATGCCTTTAGACTTTGCTCATCAAAGGCCTTTTCCGTAAGGGTAATTATAGGGTCTTTAGAAAATAAATCTATATCTACAAACCCATTTTCCCATAAATCCATTACCCCAGCATTGACTTCATTTAAATGTTCTTTGTATAAATCAGGCATTAACTTTTCTATTTTAGGGGTAAAAGAATAAAGTAGTTCCCCAGTCTCTTGATTAATACCCGCTGGCTCAAGTCCACCATTAAGAATAAGTTTTTCAATAGTTGCGTCTTCTTCATTCATTTCCTATAAACTCCAATAAAGATTGTTTGGTTTGTGCTCCTGTTATACGGTTAATTTCTTTATTGTTTTCAAATAAAACAAATGTTGGAACAGCCCTGATTTGAAAGGTTTGTGCCATTTCTTTTTCTATATCAACATCAACCATTTGAAACATGCCAGGAAGATATTCCCTGTTTAGTTCTTCAACAATTGGCTTTACCTTTTTGCATGGCTGGCACCAATCTGCAGTAAAATAAAGTACTGATTTCATTTGCCTGATTTTACTCTAGCCTTTTGTAATGCTTCAAAATCTTTAACTTTAGCATCGCCAAGGTATCCCCAAGCATAGCCATCATTAATCATCTTATCGTTTAATGATTCTGTGTTACCATTTACATATATCCAGCCAAGAATACGACCATATTTTTCTGATGAGTTCATTTTTTCAGTTTTAATTACAACAGACTTAGCATCTTTAAGATGCTTTTTTAAGTATTCTTTAGACTCAAGGCCTAAAACTTTTTCAGCCTTATCTGTTGTGCGTGACTCTGGAGTATCAATACCAGCCAAACGAACACGAGAGGCAAACAAGATGTCAAACCCTAAATCAATAATTACGTCAATGGTATCTCCATCAACAACACCTTTTACTTCTTTAACAAAATACTCATACATTATACTGCTCCAATCGCTTTGTTTTCTATAAGTCTTTCACGCTCATCAACAACGGCATACATAAAGGCCATCATCTTTGTATATCCATCTGCATTATCTACAATCTTATTATAATGATGGGAGCAGAATAGCAACTCTCCACTTGTTCCAGCAATTTTTACATAAGCCTGTGCCTGACATCTATCACAACGATCATTTACTGTAAGTACCCATTCCTTTGGTTTAACACTTGGATGATCTTTAAGTATATTAGTCATATTGCTATTATATCTCTACTTTCTGTTATCCGTTGAATAAAATCCACTACCGTTAAAAATTGCAGCAGGGGCACTCCAAAGTCTTTGCATTGATTGATTGCAACAAATTGGATACTTGTCTTCATTAATTGCTTTTTCAAACTCTATTTGTCCAGAGCAAACAGAACACTTATAGTCATATCTTGGCATTCATTTGCTCCTTTTTTTTAATAAAATGGACAGTTTATTATAGGACATGTCCAGGTCCATCTATCTATTATACAGTGTTGATTACTTTTTTGCAACCTTGATTGCAATTTCCTTTGGTTTTTTGTCCTCTGGAACAATGCGATCAATGTCAATATTTAACATACCGTCTTTCATTTCGGCACCAGTCACTTCCATATATTCACCTAGGGCAAATGTGCGGGTAAATTTACGACCAGCAATTCCTTTGTGAACAATTTCTGCGTCTGTTACTTCAACTATTTCTCCTTTAATGATTAATGTTCCGTTATCTACGGATACTTTAATATCATCTTTAGAGAATCCAGCAACGGCTAAGGATAGTTTGTATGTATCCTCATCTAATTTAAGAATATCGTATGGCGGATATGCCTGACGAGTTGCGAGATTGTGTACTGAGTTTAAGCGGTCCAATTCACGATTGAAACCAATAAAAAATGGATCCTTAAAAAGATCCAGTGCAAATGAACTTACCATTTTATTTTCTCCTTTTCAGCGAGTTTGTTTGCTGTATCCCCTTACGGCAGATACAATACTATTATATCAAACTTTAGTACCTCCAACGGAATTCGAATCCGTGTTACCGCCGTGAAAGGGCGATGTCCTAGGCCCCTAGACGATGGAGGCATAGAGCGGATAGCGGGAATCGGACCCGCACATTAACCTTGGCAAGGTTACGCACTACCACTATGCAATATCCGCAATACTACTATTTCAATATATCAATAACTGTATTATTTTTATTAGTATCAGAAATGGTCGCAATAGACTTTAAGTAATCATAAGTTACTTGATAATTACCGCTATAATTTTTTGCCCAGTAAGCAGCAAAGGCTGCTGTTGCAGCAGATGTACCAGATATATTTCCTGTTGGCAGTTCGTGTCTACCTAAAGAATAAAAGTCAACTTCTGCAGAATCATTTGCATAAGACTCTGTATTTCCTCTAGGACCTACCGAA